GGAACGTCCGGGCGGGGTCAGGTAGCCCTGGAGAGCGCCGAGTTGGAAGTTGTTGGGGATGTCGGTGTCCGTCCCCAGGCCTTCCTCGAAGTACAGCGGTCCGGGCCCACTCGGAGCGCCAGAGACGTTGTTCACCTCGTACTGGGTTCCGGGACTCTCCGGGAACATCGGGGCGGGAGCGAGAGCCATGGGACTCACCTTTCGTTATGACCGGTCACTACGAGTCTTGCAGAGGGCGGAGAGCCTGTCAGTACGAAACCCGTATCACTGCCCGCTGCGGCGCTGGGTCTGAGCCTGGGCGCTCTTCAACCCGCGCTGGTAGGAAGGGTGCTCACCGACGTTATCTCCGGTGGTGGTCATGCTTCTGTTTTGGCGACTCGGCGGGGTCCCCTTCGCCGCCGGGGTGTTTTTGTACGCGAGAGTCATGTACTGGTCGCTGCCGCTACGCGACGACCGGGGACGCACCTCGCCCGGGTGCTGGGTCTCGAAGTTCACACGGTCATGCACCGCGCCATCGGAGAACGTCACGATGGAACCGTTGTCGTGAGTGATGCGGGGTTCGTTTCTGGCCATGGCACCATCATGGAGCAGCGTGGTCGGGAAGTCAGCGTCAACTGAAGAACGGGCTGGTGCCAACCTCCACAGTGGGCATCGCATGCTCTGCGGTCAAAGTGCAGGCCAGAGCCAGGGAGTCCACGAAGTCGTCGTGGGCCCACGCCTCGTCGGGGGCCCTCACGGTGAAGTTCGGCCCCTTGTAGTGCTTCTCGGCGTCGAGCATCTGCTGGGAGAACTTCTTCCAGACCCGCGTCTTCTTCGCATTGGCGTGCGCTGGCCATCCGATGAGTCGCCGCTCCATCAGAGACATCAGGTGCTTGTACCGCTTCGACTGCTCCACCTGGCTGCTGGTGATGGCCACGACCTCCGACCGTGGCAGTAGGAGGCTGAGCCGTTGGGCCACAGCGTCTCCGACCCCGTTGGCGTCCACCGCCACGCGCATCACGTTGTAGGAGGACAGGAAACTCACGATTTTCGCGTACTGCTCCTCCCAGTCGTCGCCCTGGAGTTCCAGCCAGTTGAGGATGCGGTGGTCGTACAGGCCGAATTCGTCCGGCCTCTCCCAATCCACCCACACCACGGTGACCACTGTGCTGTCGGTCTTGCGAGCAGGGTCGATGCCCACCACGCACGGGGTCTTGGTCCAGTCCTTCACGAGGGTCATGGATGTGTCGCCGAGTTCGTCCATCACCCGCTGGCTGGTGAACATGCCCCGCTCCAGCACCCACTGGCAGCAGTAGGAGATGCGGAACTCGTCGGAGTCCTCCCCGATCCGGAGCATCTCCTTGCGGATGAACTTCCCGTAGTTCGGGTTGACCTTGGCGACCTCTTTCCAGTCCCACTGGAAGTGGTTCTGTCTGGCCCCCTTCTTCGCGCTCTGACGACGCTTGTTCAGTTGGATGGAGCGGTAGAAGTGGTTCTTCCTCGTGGTCGGGGTGCCGGACTTCACCATCGTCCCGGCGTGGTACGCGAGCATGGGGGCGATGGACTTGGAGACTACGAAGTCGTCGGATTCCTGAGCCTCGTCGATGACGATGAGATGGAACGTCTTGGACTCGATCTTCGCCCTCGGGTTGGCGGTCATCATGGAGACGAACGAGCCGGATTTCGCCAACTTCACCGTCTTCACCACACTGCCGACCCGCTTGGTGTGGTCATCGATCTCGGGGTCGCCCATGATCTCCTTCGCCCTCTCGGAGGAGAGGCGGGAGACCGTGCGGGTGAACATCGTCTCGACCTGGCCCTCGACGGGGGCGAACATCCCGACCCACAGGCCGTCCTTGAACCTGCCGAGGAGGTCCGGGTAGATGCGTGCCAGCCTCGGCATGAGGATCATCAGCGTAGCGACCACGTCCGACACGGTCTCGGTCTTTCCGGACTGGCGGGACGCGAGGGCAGTGACCTCTTCGCCGTCGTTGATGATGACGCTCTCGATGATGCGTCTGGCGAACGGCTCCTGGTAGACGTGGAGAGCGTGCCCCACGAGCAGGGTGTTGAACGTCAGGATGTTGTCGATGAGGTCCTGGACGAATTGAGGGGTCAACTCGTCGGGCGTTTCGTCCTCCGGATGAGCAGTGAAATGCTCCTCCAGTTCCTCCCGCAGATCTTCGTCGAGATCCCGCTCAAGAACACTCGTCATGATTCAGACTCCCGCATTTCCACCAGCAGCGCCAGAAGTGCCTGCGCCGAGACGATGGCCTCGTCCAGAAGAGGGTCGTTAGGACGATGATGCGTCACGTTGTGCCCGATGAGGTAGAGGGTCTGCTCGACCCACATCTTCGGGGTCCCCATCGCCAGAGCCTGGGAGGCCCTGCGCCGCACCTTCTCAGGAACGGTGAGGAGTTCGTTCTTCGTCTGACGCCTCTTCAGAGACCTTCCCAGCACCATCGAACTCCTCTGCTACGAACTCCATCGGTCGGAATGTGAGCATCGGACCATCTTCGTCCTCGGCCTGCGGCTGCTTCCCGGTCCAGAATCCGAGGACCACCGATTTCCGGGTGAACGGAGCACGGACCAGGAGGCACCTCCCCACCCTCCAGGGGTACTCCTCCCCGACGAGTTGCCCGAAATCCAGGAGCGGGGGATGGGCAGTGCGGTAGGTGTAGCGCTGAATGGTGGGGATCACACCCGAATAATACGTACCAACTGCCCTTACCTGCGGCCTTTTGCCATGGCTTGGGCCGTGCGGGACACGCGATAGAGGAGTTCTCGGTAATCCGCCGGAATCGAGGCCATGTCTGCGGGTCCTCGAACCTTGCCGTCCAGGCGGGACTTGATGTGCTTCCCCTTCGACCTGGAGGACACGAAAGCGCCCCATTCCAGGTTGGAGACGCCGTAGTAGTTGTAGTAGGTCCCGTCTCGGAACACGACGGTCAGGACTTTGCGGTAACCGTCGAAACCTGCGGCCACCGTCCTCGGCCTCTTCGGATTGGTCGTCGTGGTCGGGGACAGGGTGATAGGGGCTGGCCATTCGCCCACGGATGACACGGATGCGAAGGACAGGGCTTCGCGCTCTGCCTCAGAGACGCCCGTGGCGGGGTCCTTGCTGGCATCGTATCCGCCGAAATCGCTGTTGAAATCGTAGGTCGTGGGGCCGTAGTAACGTCCGGCCTGCTCCGCCCAGTAGTCCTGGGAGTACGTCTCGTTCTCAGTCCCCTCGGGGAAGGCGATTACCTGGTAGGGGCCGTGCTTGAGGACCCGCCCGAAAATTGCGGCGGGACCTCCCCTTCGGGAGCCTGCAAGGGCAGCGGCACCCATGACGACATCTTCCGCAGGGCGGGCACCGGGATTGCTGGCGAAATAGTCGTCCCAATCCTTGGCCGCTGCTGCGCGAGAAACCTCGGAGATGGAACGGGCATCGTACGGAGAGCCGAACCTCCCCTTGATGAAACCCGTGGCCCGCAACGGGGGCGGGGGCACGGGGGGAGACATGGCTACTGCTCCTTAGTCCGGATCTCGCAGCGAGGAAGGTCCTCGAATGACACCCCGAGGTCGAAGGGCTGGAGGGCGATGGGGTACGTCACACCTCGATGGGTGTATTCGATATCCATCGCCCCACCTTACGCCTCTGCGTCGATGATCGCCTGCAACTGCTCCATGAGCGTGGTTCGCGGGTTGGCCTTCTCCATCTCGGCATCGAGCGCGACCTGGGCGAGCCACGGGTCGCCCCCGACCCACGCCAGCACATCGGAGACGGTGCCCGTGGGGACGCCGTCCGCCGGGGGAGCAGGAGCAGCAGCAGGAACGGTGATCGTGACGGTATCGGTGAAGCCACCCGGGGAAGCGGTGGCGGTGATGAGGGTCGTGCCCGCCACCTTGCCGGTAACCGTGGCTCGGTTGGTGCCGGGAACCGGAGCCACCGTGGCAGTAGCAGTAGTCCCGGACGTCCAGACGACGGTCATTTCTGCACCCGCCGGAATCGGGGTGGCTGTGAGTTCCAGGGTTCCGGTGGTGCTGCCCAAAGTAGCGGTAGCAGCGCCGATATCGATGCCGGTCAGGGCGGGCGGCGCTACCACCCACGCGGTGCCGTTCCACTTGGCCTTCGAGGCGTCCCCGAGCACGACGTACTTGCCCG